TCTACGGCAATCGCTATGGCGACTTGCCTAAACGCCCCACTAGTTCAAAAACAAAGTATAATCGACTTTGTTTTTGAACGTCGTAATGATAAAAAGAAATCCAGAGGTTGCAAACCAGCCTCTGTTTTTCGGTAAAATGGGTGATGTAATATTATGAAAAAAATTAAACTTCTGTTTGAAAGTCATTGGAAATTACTTGTTTGCGAGCTTGTTCCTATAACAATATATTTTATTGCTTCTGTTTTTATTGATAGAAATACAATACAAGATTCCATAATACTATCAATAGTGTTTTCTGCTGAATTTGTTGTTTCAATACTAATTGCAATTGGAGCAATTTATTCGTGGCTTCAATCCAAGGAAAATTCAGAATATGAAAAGAAGTTACAAATCTTGAAGGATATTGATATTATTCGTGAGTTTTATATAGATAAAGAAGATGAACTTAAAATTATTAAACAGTGTCGATCACATATCGAAAAGATGGAAAAAGTAGAAGTATTACCTGAGGAGGATAAGGCTGAAGCCGATTTTCCCTCTAACGAAAGCGGAAGCTCGGAAGGAAATGATTCGACTATTGTGCCAAATGAAGCATCAGTTGAGAGTGATGGCTCCATTGGAGATTCCGGTGATGGGGAAAGTACTTTGGATACTTCAGAATTGGAAGAAATTATAAATAAGTTTGATGAAATTGATATCACAGTAGAAGATGTAAAACATCAAAAAGATGAATCTGATGATTTTAAAGAAGCTGAATTCTCTGATGAAGTATATGAAGATATCATCAAAGTATATAAAGAACTTCAAGAAAATCCACAAGCTGATGTATTAGATTTACTCTCTGCTCAATCTAAACAAGAATTCTTAGTTCAAGCTGGTAAGACTGGTATTAATACTAATGATAACACCATCTATAAATTCTTTATCGAGGGTTTCATTCGTGAAGTCTGCGGTAATGCTTATATGGATAAAGGTCATGATTTAGTTAATGATGCTGTAACTAAAGTAAATAACCTAGCTGAATCTAAAGAAATGTCTAAGATGTTAGAAGACTACATTGAAGAATCCTATAATAATCGTATTACTGAAATGAATCGTATTATGGATTCTATTGAAGATCAAAATGTAATTGAATCTTGCATTAATGTATTGAATGCTAATAATGATGCTAAAGAATATGGTTTCTTATATAAAGCTATGGAAACTCGTCCATCTTACTTCAACGTTGGTAAAGCATTCAAACATCAACAACGTAACGTTGAAGCTATTCATGAAGCATTAGAACGTATCAATATTAAGAATATTAACGTTGGTGTATTTATTGATGCAATCTCTGAATTCACTGGTTATGAAGTTGAATCTATTAATATCTTCTCTATCTTAATGGAAGTTATTGTTTGTACAACTAACTTTAGTGATAAGATTCAAATGATGCGTCTATATACTATGATGCTTCTCTTAGGTGGTGCTCTTCATTCTATGAAGACTAAACAAGAAGTATCTGGTATCTTCCAAGAAGTAGCATTTAACTATCAACGTCTATGTACTACTATCTCTACTGGGTTCAAAGCATATGAAAATGGTTTGAAAGCTCAAGCTGTTCAAAAATATGCACCTAAAACTAAAAAACGTAGAAAATAATTATAGACATAAGAATAATGGTTTACCCCAATGGTGAAAAACCATTGGGGTCATTATTTTATTAATTCTATTTTTTCTAGAAGGAGAAAGTATTATGCCTGATAATGAAGTACTTGGTAATACTGCTTCTCAACCTGCTGCAGAAGTACATACTGCTACTGAAACTGCAAATAAGATTGATGGTGTATTCCGAGAAAATACTGATAAAAAGGGTACTGGTACAATCACATACACTGATGGTACTGTATTAAACTTTGTTAAAAATGCTTTTGACCATACTGATGCAACAGTTAAGAAAGTATTGAAAACTGACAAATACAAATATGTATCCCCATTTGATGTAGCTAAAGCTCAAGGTAAAACCTTAGATGAACGTTGCTACGTTCCTGGTAAACTTGGTGGTTTAATGGAATCTGAAGTTCAAGAAACTGCAGTTGCTATTAAAATCACTTATGGTCCAACTGAAAACCTTACAGTAGAAGATAAACGTGCTACTGCAATTGAAGTATTAGTTGATGATGAAGGTAATCTTCATGGTGATGCTGATGACTACAATACTCTTAAAGGTTCTGGCTACTATGTAGTACAAAAACCTGAAGAACTATTAGCTGAGCATCCAGAAATTATTAAACAATATAAAGACGCTGTTGTTCGTCTAACTAAAACTCAAATCAAAGAAGTAAAATCTGATAAAGAAGGTTTTATTGAAATCGTTTACTCTGATGATACTGTAGTTAAATTTGATAAAGCTGGTAAAATTGTTTCTGATGGTCGTTCCGCAGAACCTGAAAAACCATATGAAGATTTCGCTGATACTTTGAAAGCTAAGATCATTGAAAATCTTAATACAACTACTGTAGATGAAAACGGTAAAGAAGTTAAAGATGTTAATAAAATTGCTATCACTGACTCCAGTGAAGTTGGCACTGGTAAATATACATTTAACTTCGCTGATGGTTCTAATGTAATTGCATTGAATGGTCGTATCATTTCCGATACTCGTTCTTTCGGTCGTAGATACCAATCTGTATATACAGAAATGATCTACAAATATACCGAACTTCTTGATGTAGCAACTGACTACTTCCATGAAGATCCTGAGTTAACAGAAGCTGAACAACGTCGTGCTGCTTCTCTTAAGATTATGAACTTACCTCGTAACTTGCTTGAAAAATACACAGCTAACCGTGCTATGAAACAAGCTCGTGTAGGTCATTCTCAAAACTCTGCTAACTCTCTTGGTATCAGAACTACTACTGATCGCATCATGGAATCCTTGATGGCTCAAAAATGGTCTCCTAACGACAAATAATATCTAGAGGAAGGTCTTAATGACCTTCCTCAATATTTTTCAACATTATGGTAATTTAATATAATATTTTTACTCATGGAGGTAATTAAATGGCAATAGACAATGTAATTGACCCTACTAATTGTAATCCTTACTCTACTGCTAGTGGCGACAATAAACGTGCTTGTCCTAAAGCTAATATGGTAGACATTAAAGCTGAGATCCGTAGATCTCTATTAATCTCTTTCGTATTCTCTAATCCAGATGATAACTATAAAGTTCTTCTTTCTGAAGGTGCTAAAGAAATCTGGGAAATTGATTATGTAAAAGATGGTGAATTGAAACGTGCTGCTGGTAAAGTACGTAACTTTGAGTACTGGACTAATAAACACATTGGTCTTTCTACTTACTCTGCTAATGGTGTAATTCAACGTGATGAAAAGATCGTTGTTAAATTCGATGCTTCTATCGACTTCAAAAACCAACTTCTTTCCATTGACGTTCGTAACATTCGTGGTTTGAAACCAGCTGGTGTAATTGAAGATTCTGAATTGAGTCAAGATTCTGCAGCTAACTTCATTAAAGTATCTAAGAATGCTTACAACTTCCTTAAAGTTGCATATCCTAAAGAATATGCTACAATGACTAAACTTGACAATACTTTGAATACTGATGACACTGAATATACAGACTATATGTTTGACGGTGCATTGGCATTGAATGAATTGGCTCCATTGAATATGAAGAAAGTTAAATCTGCAAACTACATGTTTAGAGATAATCAAAACTTACGTCAAGTTCAATTAACTACATCTGATGCATTAGCATCCGCAAAAGGCATGTTTGAAGGTTGTTCCAAATTGGAACAAGTTGAAATCAGTACTCATGGTGTACAAAATGCAGAAGCTATGTTTAAAGGTTGTCAAGCATTGAAAGCATTAAAATTAGATGTATCTTCTTTGACTACAACAAAAGAAATGTTTAAAGATGCTACTGCATTGAGCACTCTTCGTGTAACTGGTAAATTAAATACTGGTATTGATTTGACTAACTGTCCATTAGATCAAGATTCTATTGCATCTGTATTGAATGCATTGAATGATAATGGTCCTGATGAAGATAAAGAAGTTCGTTTCAGAAATGAAACTGTTGCTGGTACATTGAAAGCTACTTTTGATGGTGCAACTACTGCAGGCTGGGTAATCTCTGGTCTTACTTTCACTGAAACTCATGAAGATAAAGAAAATGACACATTAGGTAAAGATTTAGTTGATGCATACGAGGATGGTAGAGACAATGGACCTACTCATGAAGAAACTCACACTGAAACTCCTAACAATTCTGAAACACATACTGAACCACCAGCTACTACTGGTACTACAGAAACTCATGAAACTTCCACCGTAACTCCTGCTCCAGAAGAACATCATGAAGCAGCTACTCCAAGTACTGGTGAAACTACAGTAACTCCTACTCCTGCTACTGGTACTACAGAAGAAACTCATATATCTGAACCAGCTCATGAAGAAACTCATACTGAGGTAACTCCAGCTCCAGAAGAACATCATGAAACTGCTACTCCTAGCACTGGTGAAACAACTGTAACTCCAGCTCCTGCTACTCATGAAGAAGCTCATACTGAACAACCAGCTGCTCCTGCTACAGAAGAACATCATGAAGCTACTCCTAGCACTGGTGAAACTACAGTAACTACTGGTACTACAGAAGAAACTCACACTGCTGAACCAGCTCATGAAGAAACTCATACTGAAACAGCCCCTGCTAATCCAAGTACTGGTGAATCTACAGTAACTCCAGCTCCTACTCATGAAGAAGCTCATACTGAACAACCAGTTACTACTGGTGAAACAGAAACTCATACTGCTGAACCAGCTCATGAAGAAACTCATACTGAAGCTCCTGCAACTACAGGTGAAACTGTTGCAGTAACTCCTAGTACTTCTGAAACAACTGTAACTCCAGCTCCTGTTACTCATGAAGAAACTACTGTAGCTACTACAACTCCAGCTGCTACTCCTAACACTGAAACTACTACAGTAACTACTCCTGAAACAGCTCCAGTAGCTGGTACTACAGAAGAAACTCACACAGCTGAACCAGCTCATGAAGAAACTCACACTGAAGCAACCCCTACTCAACCAGCTGCTCCAGCTACTACTGGAAATACAGCTTCCTCTACAGCTACAAATTCTGAAAGTGAAGAAGAATTAGACCCTAATATGATGCTTGACGCTTATAATGAAGGTGCAAACTAATCATTTGGGAAATATTCTCAGCCTCAATTTTTCGAAACATATTAGTAGCGAGCATAATGTTTGTTCGTTAGAATAATATTTTGAAAGGAGAAATCAATAATGGCTCTTTCTATTCAAGCCCAATTGAAAAAAGTATTGGCACCTTTTGCAAAAGCAGTTGGTGTTGATATCAAAAAATTAAAAGACAGTAAACAAGATAAACTTAAAGCTGGTGCTAACATCCACATTGATGAGGACGGTACTATCTCTGCTAGAGGCACCGGTGAAGCTGCCGATTTAAGTGCTTATTCTACTACTGAACAAGTTACAACTTTAATTGATGGTAAAGTTGCTGGTTTAGTTAAAGCTGATGCTTTAGATACTAAGTTGGCTAACTATGCTACCAATGCTGCTGTATTAACTCAATTAGAAGGTTATGCTAAAACTACAGAAGTTCAACCTAAATTGACTGCTGGTGAAGGCGTAGCTATCTCTGAAGCTGGTGTAATCAGTGCAACTGTTGCTGCTCCTGATTTGACAGCTTATGTAAAAACTGAAGCTTTGGAAACTGCTTTAGATCTTGGTGACCTTAATTTGGTTGCTGAATATGAAGCTGGTAAAACTGGTACTGCAACTACTGAAGCTGCTGATTCTAGTGAAACTGCAACACCTGGTGTACACCCATCTGAGCATTCTCTATAATAGCTTAATCTAATAAAATTGAATATACAATAAAGTAATACTAATGAGAGATGATCATTATGATCATCTCTCCTTTATTTAAATTTCTGAAAGGAGAAATCTAAACATGGCTGAATTTAAAAAAGCTATTGAGAAAACTCTTAAACCTTTTGCTCGTAAAGTAGGTTCTGATATTAAAGGTATTGAATCTAAAGTATTTGCTGGCAAACCAATTAACGTAGTAGAATTCGGTATTGATAATACTGGTGCTACTGATGTGACTGCAAAGTTAAATGAGTTATTTAAAAAAGTCCATGATGAAGATTATACTGAAGTAATCTTCCCTGATGGTACATATAAGATTTCTGGTCCAGTTAACGTAACTGCCCCAAGTGATCGTAAGAAATATGTATATATCCATGCCCAAAATAGATATAAAGCTAAAATTGAAATGCATGGTACTAGAGAACAAACTCCTGAAGGGCACAGTATCTATACAGGATTCCAATTACAACCAGAAAACTTTGAAGCAACTACAACTCGTGGTTATAATGTAAGATTTGATGGATTTGTAATCGAAGGTCATGAACTTCCTGCAGATGAAACTAATCTACAACCATCCACTTATATTTATGCTATTACTTCTTCGCAAGAAAGTCATGATAATTTCAATATTAGTGAGTATAAGTTATATAACTTTACTTGTACTAATATGGAATTCATTAATACATATTATACTATTAACTTAAACTATAATATTTTTGATGCTGATTTAAAAAATATCTATATTGATGGTGCGGAGTATCCATTAGATCTTAGTTCTAGTTATTCCAATAATAACTCTTTAGATAATATCACTATTAAGAACTGTAAGAATGGTATTAATGTCAGTGTTAAATGTAGTGTTAAGAATATCGATATCATTTATGATAATGAATCTATCTTTGATAATAATAATATACCTATTCATTCATTTAGTCCATATTTGATGTCAAATGTATCCATTAAAGGATTCTATAGTCTTGCTGCGGGTATGTCTGTTCTATTAATTAATACTCAATCAAGTACAATATCTGATATTAGATTAGATTTGAAGCCTACTGGCACTGATAATATATATCAATATGAAAGTTATGTACCTTCATTTATCGATTTTAGTCAATCTAGTTCTGAATCTGGGTTAGTTAATGTGTCTGATGTTACATTTGAAAAGTTTGAAGAAAACTTTGCTAGTGTATTTGAAAAAGTACCTAAATTTGCATTCTTTAATACTAGTATTCCTCTATCATTACATAATGTATCTGAATCTGATCATTTAAAATTCTTTACTGAAAAAGCTATAAATGTTACTTATGAGAAGTCTGGTTCTTATAATCTAAATTATAATACCAAGAATGAATCATTCAAACCAAGACCATATCTTGGTACTGATCGTAATATGAATGGTACAGATCAAGCATTAGCTAGTACATTTGGTGCAATCTATTTAGCATCTTCTGAAGGTACTCCATTAACTGGTAAGAATAACGAAGACTATTCTGAAAATACAGCTGGCGTTAAAGGCGATATCTTTACTGAATTAGACCCAGAAAAATATGGTCACTTTGCATATGTATCTACATATGAAAATACTACAAAAGTAACTATTTATAAAAGAGATTGTCCAATAACTTCTCTTACCTATAATTCAGATGATAAGACATATACTGCTACATTTGCAGAATTGCCAAAATTTAAAAATGGCACTATGGCTAATAAGATAGTTAATGTTGGAAGTATACTAGAAAATCTAGAATCTGGATCACTTGAATTTGAAATCACTGCAGTAAATGAAGATGCTAAAACTCTTACATTAAAACCTTATGAAGAAAATAAACAAGGATATGCTTTTCCATACACTATTGATGCTACTGGTACTACTGGTGATCCTGTATTCACAAATGGATTTAAAATAAAACCACGTAAAGTTAATCGTATGAAAAATATGACATACGTAACTGTACCAATTATTCATTCTGGGACTACCGAAAACCGTCCAACTGAGCACTTAGTTGTCGGTCAAATGTATTTTGACACTACTGTAGGTGCACCTGTATTCTGGAATGGTACAGAATGGATCCAAGGCAATAATGGTGGCTCTGGTTCTGTAGATACATCTAACTTAGCTACTAAGCAAGAATTGCATGATGCTATTGCTGCAATTCCAGCAGGGTCTGGTGGTTCCGTAGACACATCTAATTTAGTAACTAAAGAAGAATTTAATACGACATTGAATGCTATTAATGAAAAGCTTAAAGAATTACGTGGAGGTAACCAATAATGCCAGACACTTCTAATCAAATCATTCAAACACTAGAAGCTATTCATAATGATATTAAAGCTGCTAAGAATACTTTAAAAGAAAATAACGTAGAGTTGGTTTCCAACTCTACTTCCACATTAAGTACAGAGATTAATAAGATTCCTACTGCTATTAAGGAATCTAGAGAATTATTAGGATTCAATAGTGGTTCAATGTCTTTAAGTGGTGGTTTCTTATTTGATCCTAGATCATCTTATATAGATAAAGTAAATGCTACTATATTAGAAACTGATGATGGTACATATACTGTACCTAAAAATAAAGATTTTAGATTATCACTATCAAAATTACCAAATCCAACAGATTCTTCTAAAGCTACAATGGCATCTCTTGGTTATTATAAATATAAATTAAATGCAGATCCTTCTAATATTTCTTCTGTATTAAATAGATTGACTAAAGATTATATGTTTGGTGCTCTTGCAAATTCATCTAGTTATACTCCTTCAGCTCCAACTATTGATTTATATGTAAATGATAAAAATAATTCTATATCTATCGATACTAATAATATTGCTACTATTAATAATTTTAGTATGCCAGGGTATTATGGTAAATTATTTATAAATGATAAAGAAATTACAAAAGTTAAGACTGACGTATTCACATTTTCTACAAATCTAAATATTACAGATGTAGAATGCGATAAAATGATTATAAAATCAGATTCTATGTATCATATATTTAGTAAATTTACTGATATGAATATGGAAGGATTTCAGGAATTAACTAGTGAGCAATCTGCAAGATTTAATTCTCAAGAACCTGCATTAAGAATTAAAATGAATGATGTTAATTTTGAATTTAATTCATTAGCAGATGTCCCACTTTTTAATTCTGTTTCTAGATATTTTTTAGATGATAAGGCAACTGCTATTCTTAGTATAATATCTAGTAAAAACTTTAATAGAATACAAATTTTTGTAGAGGAAAATGAAAGTAATATCGCTAAATTACATAATAAAGATGTAATGCTTAATGTATTACAATTCATCAAAGTAAGTAATTTAGATGGCACTAAAATTTATAGTTATAAAGAAAATAAATTTATCCCAAAGAATGAATTTACTAGTATTGCATATAATTTAGAATATGACGATTGGAGTCCATACGTAAATTATGAACACTATGTATTAAATAGAGTTGTTTGTCTTCCTGGTGTTTTAGAAAATGGCACAGTGAAGCAGGAAACTTATGAACCAGTAAATGTACCATCATTTTGTCTTAGTATGGTTGAAGAAGACGGATATATACGTTGGACTTATGATAAAGATAATATGATAACATTTTTAAAAAATGCACCAGATTGTTATGATTTTGATTTATTTTCATATAGACAAAATCTTATTGGTATGATGTTAGGTAACACAGTTAGACGAGAAAAAGAACTTAAATTTAATTGTCCACCTAATAGTGATAATAAATTATTAATGCCATTATTATATTTTGGATATGGAAAATTAAGTGGAGCTAGTTATGGTGCTGGTGTATTAAATAAAGTTATTATAGATAAATGTATGCATGATGATATAGATGGTAAAAAGACACTTATAGATAATGGTTATAACCATTGTGGTTTACTTTTAGCATCACCATATGATACTAAATTTACTAATTATAGTGGAGAATTGCTAGAATCTGCATCTTTATCAGATGGCGTTATTATGTATAATGAAAACATAAAAACAGTTAAATTTAAAGAAAATTCTACAGCATATGTATCATTAATAGTGTGTCAAGAACCATATTTAAGACATACTGAAATGAATCCTGATGGGTCTGGTACTTTCTTTAAATTAACTCCTCCAGCTGAACCTGCTAAATTTATTTTTACAAATACCACTAAGGTAAAATCCGTAAATGATATTTTATTAACAGCAGGTGGTCAAGATGTTGTTTTAGGACCATACTCGACTAATGCTTTAGCTAAAATATGGGACAAATTTATTAATGTATTAGTACCAGAAGATTATCCTGGTCTAGGTACTTATGAATTTGAGCATTATAGACTTCCTGTATATAACTTAGATAAAACTAAAAAATATAATTACTCTAAGAAAGCATGGGAACCTATCACTGCATTAACAGATGATTCTAAACAATTATCTGAAATATATCCTTATTATTATGATAAAATTCCTGCTGGATTAACTGGTGTTACCACTGCAGGTTCCGTAATTGAATATTAATTTAGATAACTAATATAACAATATCTCAGAAGAGGATTAACCTCTTCTGGGTTTTCTTTTACAATATAGTAATTGAAAGGAGATTTTATTATGAAAATATC